TCTTTGGCACGGGTATCTGGGGCTTTGTCATTGCTGTTGTCTTGGGCATCGCACTTGTGTGGGGAATGGAAGACTTAAAGGACGATGAAAACTCAAGCAAATAATGAATAGAAATAGGGGTTGACAACGTATCAGCCCTATGAGACACTAGCTGTTCTGGTTCGGGAAACACCAGCCAAAAGTTACCCAGTTTCCAACCCGGCAATCTTGCCATTTCAATCTCAACACCAACAGGAGATTACCATGTCCGTTACCAAGACGATTAAATTCAACTTCAAGTCCCGTGCAATTCGTGACGAAGCAGGCAACCTGCTTGGCAAGACCAAGAAGCAGCCCTCTCTTGAAGTTGGCATCCCACTGCCATCAGCAGAAGAAGTCAGCGAAGCCTTGCAAGACCCTGCTTCCAAGGAATACACCCTTATCATGGACGCTATTGCGCGTCTGTTTGTTGACGGTGCCCGCGAACAGTTTGATGATGTTATCGAGTCCTTTGGGGATGACGATACCAAGACCATTGCTGCTGATGTGCTGGATTACTCCAAGCTCACGCTTGAGTACATTGCTAATCTGCCAGCAACTCAGCGCGGTGCTACTGCTCTCAGCGATGAAGACTGGGAAGCCCTGTTCCAAGACTACTCGGCTGTCATGGTTGCTGCCACTGGCAAGACCGTTGACAAGATCAACAACCACATCAACCTGTTCAAGAAGCCCACCAAGGCTAAGGCGAACAAGGAAGTGCTGGGCGTGTTGGTCGATCAACTGGATATCTACATGGCAAGCTCGGGCAACATCGAGGAGACTGGCCTTGCTGCCAGCCGCATCCGTGACAAGTACCAGCGCTGGATTGATGCTCCTGAAGCAACCATGAATCTGGACTTGCTGTAAAGGGCTGTTCTCCTGTGATGAGTCCATGCGGACTAGCCACGTAGTTGTCTCCTCCGTGGTTATTGGCTAGGTTGCACTAGCTAGTTACAGGCTTATGAAGGGCTATTGTTAACTCAGTAGCCCTTCTTTTTTGTCAGCATTCTCTGTGCCTTGTGCTATTGAGAGTGCTTACAAAAGAATTATGCGTGCTTACTCCTCAGTCTGGAATGAAATTAAGCTAAACGGTAAGGCATCTGTTACGGTGTCTAAGGACTTTGCACGTACCATGATAGCCGGTGTGATAGAGACTAAGAGTGACGAGAATACAGTCCGTCGCAAAGTAGGGCTTATCGGCTGGTCTAAGCTAAAGATCACACGCACTGTCTTGTCAGACACACGCATAAGAGTAGACTTCACACTTGTGTATTCTACTAATCTATAAGGTAATATTTATTATGGAGAGAGACTATGTTAACCTGCCCTCTGCCTACGCTGTCACCGGCGTTGCAAGCAAGAACACTATACTACCATAGCATAAGAGGAATAGCGTGGTATCTAAACAGTCCAGCGGTAGAACTTCATGGGAGAAGCACGCTGGATTTGCCGTTTCTGCTTGACCTTAGCAGCAAGGTAGAATGGTATGCAAAGGTTGCGGCCAGCGCGCCGCCACTCTCTACTTTGCATGGCAACCATATCTTATGGTTAGCATCCGCGCATTGGGGCAGAAGCCTAACAGACTTCAATGCAAACACGTTGTTCCTGCGCATGATCGCCTTGCCGCAAGACTCCAGACCCCGAGTGATTCAACTCATATCTTTTATACTAGAAGGAAAGAACATGAAAGACTTACCAGAAACAAGCAAGCTTCCTAAGGAAGTAATGGATCGCTTGGCTATGAGCCTTGCTGGCCTGGAAGCTTCATTGCTTGCTAAAGATCCACAGATGAGCCAGCATCTGCGTAACAGCCATGCCTTGCTTGTCTCTTATCCTGAGACAGTAACACTGCTCAATGATGCGGAGATTGCCACTCTCATAGCTGCGGCACAGAGCCACACGCAAGTGGAGATTGTTAAGGCGGCGGCCAAGGGCAAAGGGAAGAGTGCTTCTGCGGTTGGCAAGCTTACTATTAATGATCTGTGAGGTGGCATCATGAACAAAAATGTTGCTAAGTGCTTTCGCCAAGCAAAGAAACGGGTGTGGAATGGCAACCCGCGTAGTTACACCAATGGCGTTCATAGTCCTTACATCTGTTTTGCTATAGATAACACAAACAGCGGAATGTTTGTGAGGCAAGAAGCAAAAGATATTATCATGAGCAGGCTGGAGGGTTGCGTCACCTTAAGGGGCTGGCTGATGAGTAAAGGTATCGATGTTAGTGACAGTGTGACACCGCTGGTACAAAAGCATCGTCATGATTGGTTGGACTTGTTGATCAAGGAGTTTGAATCATGAACTTTGATGAACTCATGGAGACACCAGTAGAAGGCATAACGCCCGGTACTGGAGCTAATCCGTCTGCTTCTCCTGCGCAAGATACCTACACAGCACTTGTCAAGCATGGTAACTTACGCACCTACTCAACAACAGAAACCTTCCACGCCTGCCCACGCAAGTATGCTATCTATAAGATGCAAGCTGCACATGGCACGGAAGGTAGAAGTAACACAACTACTTTTGCTTACGGCCATGCGGTCGGAGCTGGGGTGGCAGCGTTCGATGCAACAGAAGATATGGACAAGGCTATCTGGGCAGCCTTCCTAGCATGGGACATGGACTTGTTTGCTGATGAGCGCAAGTTAGGTAGGAAGAATGGTAAGAGCTTTCATGAGGCTGTCTGGGCACTCTATACTTACCGCACCTTCCGCGAAGAAGAGACTGACCTTGCAGACTATGAGTCTGTTGGTGTTGAGCAGACCATTGCTGTTGACTTCGGTGATGGTCACTTCTTCTCAGGTCACATCGACCAGCTTCTCCGTAACAAGTACACTGGTAAGTACCGTGTCAAAGAGAACAAGACAACGGGGCTGAGTAGCATTGACCCTTGCATGTATAGTAACAGCGACCAAGCGCTGGGCTATAGCATCGTCATCGACAGCCTCGGGGCCACAGACTACGAGGTCATGTACACTATCTACTCTGCTACTGCGCAGAAGTGGGTACAGTTTTCTTTTATCAAGACTGTGCATAAGAAAGCAGAGTGGTTACAGGATCAACTGCTGGTCAATCAACAGATTGATACCTACAGTGAACTGCGCTTCTTCCCTAAGCGTGGGTCAAGTTGCTTCTCTTACATGCGCAGGTGTGAGTATTATGAGACTTGCGACATGAGCTTTGCTGCTGCCTACGGGCAAGAGTTCAGTGACTTGCAAAAGATTGACAGCCTTGATAGCATCTCCGCTATCGAACCAGTGGACTATCCCACATCACTCAGCCAATTAGTGGCTAAACAGAAAGAGAACCTATCATGACTAAAATGAAGGAAGACATCACGGAGTTCTTTGAAGCTGAATACACACGGGAAGATGGTTCAGTAGTTAAGTACAAGATGCGTATGCCTCAGTTCGGGCGCTTCCCTGCTGACGGTAACGTAGCCATTACATTAGCTGAGCCTGACGTTACTGTTAGTATCAGCCTGTCGCCACAAACAGGGCTGTTGGGTACGCCGGGTAACTACCTTAACTATGTTGCCATCATATTCTCTCACCACAAGCTGTCACATAAAGAGGTTGTATTTGCAGCTTCCCTGGCCATTGACATTCTTGGTTTCCCCCGCTTGGAAGGAGAGTCAGACGGTGACGATGGCCTTGACTTTAACTTAAGTATTAATTACAACCACATGGAACAAACAGACGAAGACAAGGTCGCTGGTATCTTTAGTGTTGGCGTTATCTATGGTGTGCCTGTGGCACAGGAAATCATGAAGCAGAATAGCATCCTCGACAAGCTGGCTAACTTCACAGGCTCACTGCGCAAGCGTATGGAAAAAGCAAACATGCCAGAAGCTGGCGATGCTATTCATTAAGCCTCATTTTTTTTAATCATTTATTACGTAGGAGAGCATCATGATCAAAGTACTTACTTTCAACGCGTTTGCTTATAAGGCAAGCTATCATGACATGGAAGCTATTGAGCGCTGCGTGTCCCTGCCTAACATCTGGGACTTTGAGCCTAATGATCCTAATTACACCCAGATTGGCACAGCAGTTGTCACAGTTACGTTGTTTTCTAAAGAGGAACTTCATAATACCCAGCTTACTGCCTTGAACAAGGCTCTTGAAAATGTACGTGCTGAGAATCAAGTGCGGGAGAATGAGATACTTGATCGTATCAGCAAGCTCACGGCTATTGGTTATGACGCACCCAGCGATGATGAGGTGCCATTGTGAACCTCGATCAATACACCCAGTCTGCCAGAGTTAAGGCTCTTGTCTATGGGCCACCTAAGAGTGGCAAGACTGTGCTTGTTGGTAAGCTTGCAGAGGCTGGCTTTACAATGCACTTCCTTGACTTGGATCATGGTATCAAGAGCTTGATGAATCCAGAGATGCTCAAGCCTGTTGCTCGCAAGAACATCCAAGTCTACTCTCTGCCAGATCATCGCATGTATCCTATCGCTATTGATACGGTAAGGGCAATTCTTAAAGGCGGCCTGCGCAAATTCTGCCATGCCCACGGAAAGATTAACTGCCCACTGTGTAGCAAGGTTGCTGATGCTAAGTGGTATGAGATTGATATCCTCAAGTTCACTGACAAGGATGTGCTTGTGATTGATACGCTCAGCCAACTCAGTAACAGTGCCATGAGCAAGGTTACTCTCAAGGAGTTGCAAGCTCCCGGCGGTGAAGAATACAAGCAGACCTTCAATGACTATGCCAAGCAAGGCCAGTACATGGAAGAAGTTCTCAGTCTTATCCAAGTGCTGGATGTTAACATCATCTGTATCAGCCATGACATTGACAGCGAGAAGGTAGAGAGCACTAAGGAGTATCTTGTTCCTATTGTTGGCACTCGTAATTTCTCTAAGCTGGCGGCAAAGTACTTCGATGAAGTTGTCTACGTCAGCATTGTAAACAAGAAGCATAGTGTCATGAACACATCCACCAGCGCTGGAAATGTCTTGACAGGGGGGAGAAGCGGTGTTAAACTTGACGGTCTTAAGGATACAGAAATTTCTCTGTTGCCTTTGTTCAAACAACTCGGAGTAAACCCATCATGATCATGAGCAACTCATTCCAGCCACAGCCAGATAAGAACTCTGCACGATACAGTGACTTAGCTACTGCGCCGCCAGTTAGCTCTGTAGAAGAGACCTTACGGCAAAGGGGCGAGCGCTACGGTGACTTCACCAATCATGCACTTGTTGCTCAAGAGTTACAAGACTCTATGCGCTCTGTCGGCAGGGGTTGGAGCTGCCTGACCCCAGTTAAAAAGCAGGCGCTGACTGTTATCGCTGACAAGATTGCTCGCATCCTTACTGGTGATCCTGAGTACAGAGACAACTGGCATGATATTCAAGGGTACGCCAAGCTGGCAGAAGATCGCTGCCCCGACAACAAATAAAGTCACACCTGTGACTAACCGCTGACAGACCGGACGTCTGTTAACTCTGGGTTATGCCTTTGGCTAATGCCCTTGCTTTGATTGGAAATGAAATGACCACGAATAACGCTGCTCTTGCTGACTTCGATGCTTTGATGGATGCTTCGATGGATGACATTGATGACCTGCCACCCATTGGCGTGCCACCTACTGGTAACTATGACCTTGAAGTCACAGCTTCCCGGGAGAAGGCCGCTAGCGGTAGCGAGTACATCAAGTTCTCTTACCTTATCAAGAACGTGAACGAAGTTAAGAACCCTGATGAGGCGGCTGAGTGCGCTGCTGACCAGAAGTTCATGGAGATGTTCTCGCCATTCAAGAAGGATGGCACCATCAATGAGATTGGCATGGGCATGTTGAAAGAACGCTGCTCTGCTTTCTCTGCCCACTTCGGTACTACCAAGATGGGTGACACACTGCAAGAGATTAAGTCTGTTGCAATCGTGGCTACCTTGGTGCGTCGTGCTGACAAGCGTGAAGAGGGCCGCTTCAACTTCTCTCTGAAGGATGTTGCAATCGTCTAACCCTCCCTCTTAGTTCTTGCTAAGGACTAGCTCACTGCTCACAAGGCGGTGGGCTTTTTGTGCGATGGCTTCCGCTTTGTTGCGAGAGTCTTGGCACAAGAAGATAACATAACAGGAGACAGTATGACTTCTATAGCAACTACTGGTAAAATCATAGGGCTGTTCGGTACGCCGGATGATCGTATGCACTTACCAGCATTCAGAGAACTCCTTGGCCCTTTCGCGCTCAAGGTGCTTCTAGATCCGCAAGAGTATGCAGCCGCAATAGCTGCCAAGATCAATGCCAATAAGATAACTGACATTGTGTGCTCATGCCCAAGTACCATGACTACTCTCTTGAAGATGCTACCGGACTTCCGCCGGCCGCTGAACAAGAATGGCTCGTTCAAGAACCTTACGCTTGATGACTACCACGGTAGTTTCTTACGTATCCCAGCCAACACTATTACTAGGCTCAATCATGAAGTCATGGTTCTCATCCTCAACCCACTACGCCATCTCCGCACAGTGGCTGAAGCTCCGTTTGTGTTTAGGCGATTGCTCA